CTCGACGCTTCCGAAATTATTAAGCGGATAACCGCTGAAAATGGGAAGTGGGTACGGAAATCGGTCGGAGTGACAAAAGACAGTAATGAGGAGGTTATCTATGAGCACACTGAGCCGTATAGCTCTATCAGCTATTCGACACCAGTGTATCCCGTAGGTATTCCTTCTAAATTCTTTACTAATCCGCCGTCATGGTCGGTCGTGGAGAAAACCTCCCTTTCGATCCATGCGTCGGGTAAGTTTAGATTTTACCGTCCCGAATTTGATATCACACTTCCCGATTATTCATCGGCTTGGAATGAAATCAAGCGAGCCATAAAAATATATGGCTTGGAAGTGAATCCGTATCACATTTGGCAAGCTACTCCTTGGACGTGGCTAATCGACTGGGTGTCAAACGTTGGTAGTTTCATCCAACGTATGTCTGACACACTAGAAGATCAAGTTGCCGCGGCCTATTTCTATATTACTGCTCACAAGATGGTTGAACGGACCATGACGGTCAAGTTACCTTTTGTGAACGGTATGAAGACACTCGTTTTTCGTCGGGTTTATTCGGCGAAGAATCGGGTGTCTGCAGATAGTCCATATGGATTTCGCGTCTCTTGGGATTCTTTATCTCCCGAGAGATTAGCGATCTTAGGTGCTCTTGGAATTACGAAAAATGGCCTCCGTAAAACAGGGGTTTAATTCGTTTTCCAATCACTGTAGGTCTTCCTCTAGCATCTTTTCCAAATTTGTTCTCTTGGGAAAAGAATGAATTGGTGCTAGGTAAACTCCCCATTAACTCTGGAGAGTCGACCAAGCTATGCTATGGCTCTCCATAAAAGGAGATCACATGGCACTTGCCGATCCACAAGTTATTACCGTTGCTACTGTCGCACAGTCAATGCCTCGAATCAAGACAGACGCCTTGTCGGCGATCTATCAAAAGAACGATAAATCCTATACGTTCAAAGTCTCTCATCAAGAGAGCGGAGCGCGGGTTCGTTCTTTGGTTCGGGTAGACTATCGGGCTGTAAAGGCAGACCCTCTCACTAGTGCAAACCAGTGGGAAAATATGTCTGTGCAGACCGTCATCGATCGGCCAATGGGAACAACGTTCTCAGCGACCGAGGTGAGCGACTTAGTGGCTGGCCTTTCAGGCTGGCTAACCAGTACAAACGTCGGGAAACTCTACGGCGAAGAGTCGTAGGTTTCATTAACGGCCCCCCGCAAGGGGAGGTTAGGAGCTTATGTGAACACAGTTGAGTTGAGAAATATTGTTGAGTTTTTTGAACTCCACAATTGCATTGTTCTTTCTGATGACACCCTTACAACTTTTCAAGTTGATTGGTTGAACAAAAAGAACGAAGGACGATTTGTCCAAATGCTGCAATATGCAGTGAGCGAAGGCTTTGATCGTTGCGGACGAAGGGTAATACCTTTGTGGGCAGCGAAGAAAGCATACCGTCACTTCATATCGTATTCAAGGATCCAATATTGGAACGTTGACAGCAAGACTGTGTCTAGAACGAAGAGTGAACCTCTTCCTTCTGCTCCAGTTGTTGCAGCTCTCGAGTCGGATAATTCTGACTAAGTGCTGCTTCAGCTTCGACGTTTACCCGTTTGGGTATGTACGAGGTAATGTGGGCCCATGATTTGTTCTGGGCTTGGCATATCACTTTGCTTGGTGAAGGCACACCTCCGGTTTAGGAGGATACCTTGAAAAGCTTAAATGACTTGTATCTAGAGGTCGCGGATGCTGTCTATAGAGACGCATGCGCGAAATGTTCCGCTGATGTCTTTGATTTACGTGACCTGGAAACAATCAAGTCACGGGTCGAAAAAGAAGGTATATCGTTTCTTACGATAACCCTACCCAATTTCTCTAAGTTATTCGAAAGAAGCTTAGAGTGTGGGATTCTAGACCCTGCATGCTTCCGGGTGTTTCACCGGATAAATAAGCATGAAGCGCTCCCCTCATTCTTGAGAGGTTTGCTTGGTCAGATTTTCGACCATAAGACAGGAAAGGTAATTTTCAATGAACCCCCAACTAATGTTCAATCAGTTGATGGCATGGCTCCCGATGATATTCCTACTTGTGTTGAAGCTGTACGGCAGATATGTCGTCTCTTCAGCAAAGTGGAACTCCCCTGTTCCGAGAACCGGATCAGGAAGGCATTCAGGAGCTTCATCGAAATTGAGCGTGAATTCGAGGCGTTTTCATTACCAGACGAGAAGAGGGCCAAGTTTTTGGCTACTACTCGTGTGCTCTGGGGTAGTATGTTTCGTGATTTTATCACTGATACAATTATTCCAAAGCACGGGCCTGGTTCAACGGCTGACAGACTTTCTGGAAATCAGAAGTACGTCATTCGTCGGTGGCACGATCGTCTCGAGTCTTACTTCCCTCTTGTCGACAATGGGTACCCTTTGGGTATCGATGTGGACAGTGAGGAACTCGAAATTGTAACGATCGTTCCAGAGCACGATGAACAACCTGTAAAGGTTATTACCGTGCCCAAAACCCTCAGTTCACCCCGTGTCATCGCCATTGAACCTGCCTGTATGCAATACATACAGCAGGGGATACGAGACTATCTATATGAGAAGCTCGAGTCGCATTGGTTGACTAGATCCCGGATTAATTTCCGAGACCAGTCAATTAACCAACGCTTGGCAATGAAAGCGTCAAGAACGGGTCGATATGCAACAATCGATCTTTCAGAAGCGAGTGATCGAGTTCCACTTGACCTTGCTATGTACATGTTTGAAGGGAATCCGGATTTAAGGGATTCCATTCTAGCATGCCGTTCTACGCGGGCGCGTCTCCCTGATGGTCAAATAGTTGACCCTCTCAGAAAATTCGCGTCTATGGGGAGTGCTCTCTGTTTTCCAGTTGAGGCCATGTATTTCTACACAATTTGTGTAATGGCTTTGCTGGATGCACAGAACCTTTCTTGCACTCAGAGAAACAT